TGCTTCTCCACTCACACACACGAATCCTTGGACTCTGCTCGGTTCCAAAAAAGCAGAAGGCACTCCGTATCGTATCAAATACATCATTCAATGGAATTCAGAGAATGGAAATATAACAATTGATGAAGATGTTCCGTTGACCACAACACCTGCTTTGCTTAAGAAATTGAGTATCCGTTCATCTCCGACTGAAGAAACAGAATTGACAAATGAAGGAAAGGAAATCGTGGAAGCGCATAACAACAAAGAACCTACTGCTATCTCAGGTGGCAAGGCAACTCAACCGACTCGTGGTAGACAGATGCATCGGGATGGAAATTCACGAGGTTCTTCTCCCGACAGAACTGCGTATATTCAACCCCTCAGTGAAGCGATGATGAAGTATTACAGTGACCACGTATTCAATCTTTCTCAAAAGCGTTACAAAGACTATGCCGAATGGATTTCTGTAGGTCAGTGTTTGAAAAATATTCATCCAGACTTGGAATGTGTGTGGCTTGAATTCAGTGCTCAGGATGCCGACCAATACAATTTCCGTGAAGCAATGGCCAAATGGAATTCTTTTGGATTCCGATTTGATGGACCCAAACTCAGTGAAGGAAGTTTGCGTCTGTGGTCAAGGTCTGATAACCCAGACAAGTATGCTGAAATTGAAAAGAGTAACAGTTTCCGATTGGTAGAGGAATCCACGATGACACAGACCGAACACGATGTTGCTCGTGTTGTGTATTCAATCTTTCGTGACAATTTCAAATGTGTTCGTTACGGAAACAATGTATGGTATCAATACTGCGGACACATCTGGCAGGAAACTGATAAGGGTATTCAACTTCAATGTCTGCTTTCAAATAAGGTCCATAAACTGTTTCTTGACAAGGAATTGGAAATTGGTAATCTGATGCGTGGGTTGAATCCGTGTACTCACAAGAATGAAGGTGATATGAGTTGTGAATACTGTCTGATGAGTTCCAAAAAGAAGAAATATATGACTATGCAGACCAAACTCCGCACATCTCGTTTCAAAGAGAGTGTGATGAAGGAATGTCGTGAATTGTTCTTGGATGAAACCTTTGTAGATAAAGTGGATGAGAACAAGAACCTGATTGCCTTCAACAATGGTGTCTTCGATACTCTCAACTTGGAATTCCGTGATGGAAGTCCAGATGATTACATCAGTTTCTCTACCAAAATTGATTTTGACAAAGATAAGAAGTACTTTGAATATGCATGTTGGCCTGAGATTGAGAAGTTCTTGAGCAGTGTATTGCCTGACACAGAAGTTCGTAACTATTTCATGCTCCATCTTGCGAGTTCATTATCTGGAAATAATGCACAGCGATTTCATATTCTGACGGGTTCGGGTTCAAATGGTAAATCAATGTTGATGAACTTGATGACCACCACAATGGGTGATTACTGTTGTAAGTTACCAATTACTTTGCTGACTCAACAGAGAGGCAAATCCTCTGCTGCTTCTCCGGAGATGGTGCGATTGAAGGGCAAACGATTTGCGACTATGCAGGAACCGGATGAACAGGTTCCATTGAATACTGGATTGATGAAGGAATTGACCTCTACCGAAAAGGTTACTGCCAGAGACTTGTATGCTGGTGCAAAAGCGATGATTGACTTTGACGTTCAAGCCCGATTACATTTGGCCTGTAATGACAAGCCCAAGATTAATGCGAAGGATGGAGGTACTTGGAGACGATTGATTGTTATCAACTTCACTTCCAAGTTCGTTCACAATCCAAAGGCACCAAACGAATACTTGATTGATGAATCGTTGATGCAAAAGACTATGAGTCAAGAATGGGCGACCGCATTCCTATCCTATCTCGTTCATCTTTACAAGACCAACAATGGTATTCGTAAGATTGATATTCCAAAGAAGGTTCAGGAATACAGCGAAGAGTACAAGGATGAGAATGATGTTATCGCACAGTACCTACGAGAGATGTTGGTAAAGATTGAGGGAGAAACAGAACAGGTTGAACCCGTTTCAAAAGGAGCACTCACTAGTTCATTCCAGGAATGGAAACGAACGAACGAGATTCGAGCAGGTGCTACTACGCAGGAGTTGGTGAAAAGAATTGAAGATGTATATGGGAAATATCCTAAAGGCGGCTGGATCGCTTTCCGGTTCGTGACTTCTTAGACTTTGATTTCTTAGAGCGTCTGGTTTTTCTCTTTTTGCCTCCGTAACCGAAGGAAGATGTTGGAGCAGATGGCATCACACCAATTTCTTGGTTAGAAGATTGTTGCTCGCCAAACCACGTTGTCGGATTATACCAAACCATTTGTATTATTACGTATCAATATTTACTCCATAGCGACGGTTCTCTTGGCACCAATCTTTGAGAGAACATAGGTGCGGAGGAGTCCGACAGTGAAGACGACCACAATAAAGGAGATAATGAGGTTGACAAGGGCAGCAACCACTTCGCCGACATTGAGGGTCACGCCACCAACGACGACCTTGAATTCAGTGACTCCCTTTCCGGCAGCAGCGGCAGGAGAGAGGATAGGAGTGATGATACCCTCAGACAAAGCCTTGAAGAAGGTCGAGACGACAGAACCGAGGTAGAACGCAGCAGTGAGGATGATAATATCACGGGTATCTAACATTTTATAATCAAATGGAGAGTTTTTTTCTTTCCTTAAGTTTTTACTTAATCATTAATCTTCGGTTATAATAATTGTTAAATGGGATTTGATACACGATACTGGGGCCCGAGTGCGTGGCAACTGTTTCATCACATTGCGTTTTTTTCACCCCATCCGGATGATTTCCTCCTGAGTATAAAGAATATTCTACCATGTAAATACTGCCGTGAGAGCACCACGCAGTTCATGAATGAACATCCCCTGCGTAAAGAACCTGCGAAATGGTTTTACGAAATTCACAACATGGTGAATGATAAGTTGAGGACACAAGCTAAGACTGACCCAACCATTATCAAACCACCTGCAGACCCAACCTTTGAAGAGGTCAAAGAGATGTATAAAAACATGAAACCTACTTCCGTGCCTGGACGTGATTTTCTGTTCTCATTGGCCGCTAATTATCCCGATTCTCCAGAACCTCCTCAAATGTGCCAACAACGAGCATTTTTACACAGTTTGGCAGAGGTCTATCCTTTTGAAGAATTGCGAGAGACATTCCAGTTGTATCTGCGAGACAATGAACCAACTCTTGTTAATCGCAGGAGTTATATGAAATGGATGTATCGGTTGTTGTCCGTTCTTTCAAAGAAGACAGGAGTGAAAATACCAACCTACAAAGGATACGCACATCATGTGATGTATTACAAAAGTGGATGTTCCAAGAAATCGTATCACGGTAAAACCTGTCGTAAGCTCCAAGGTGGAGGCCGTACGAAAGATCGCGATCACGCGAAAACTTACCGAGTTTCACATATTAATTTGCTTTAATGCTTGCGGGTCTTCTTAGAACCCTTCTTACCCTTCTTGGTCTTCTTAGAAGTCTTTCTGCGACGACCACCGACAGGGGCAGCATCACGGATTGGGGCAGATGGGCTAGCATTGTTTGGTCCAGCGAAAGTGAGGTCAGACGACTCACTGAAAGGAGCAACCTCACCACCCTTTTGCTTCTTGTAGGTCTTCTTTGCCATCTTGAGGACATCGCTCAACGCAGCACCCTTGTGAGCCTTCATAGTTTCCTTGACGTGTTTCATCCACTCAGTTGCCATTTATTGTAATTCAACATGTTTTTCCACGAACCCATGTGGCGCCCAAGAACTTGAAAACAGGTTCCACTGGCATCCATACGCAAAGGGTGTGTCCCTATTTATTCCTGTTTTTCCAAGATACATATCCGGACCCACTAAAGTTATACGATGGCGATTGAACTGAACCAATTCCGGTTGGTCGCGAGGATGGACGGCCTGATTGTAAGATAATCGGCGACATAGAGACCCATTCCAGTCCAGATTTACGAGTTTCTCAAACTCTGTTCCTGCGATTACACCCCCTGCTACGATAATGATTTTGTCTTTTAGTTCGTCGATAGGTGTGGTAGGCGACACTTCTCCCTTAACCAGATGAGGCCGAGTCGCAGAGGTTGTCAAAATCTCTGCCATACGATTGAATGTTACAGTTTTTTGAGTATGTGGCACGATGGAAAGAATAAATGGGTCTGCGGATGGAAACGCAAGATTACCAATGTCTATACAAACCTGTTCAAATGTCACATTGTCATCCGCATAGTCATATCCCTGCTGTAATGGCTTCTTTGAGACAACTGGTTGGTCCTGTTCGTCGGAATAGACATGTAATTCGATAAGTCGGCAACCATTGTTGAGAACGGTTGGAATATCTTCAAAGACAGACCCTGCGGTATAGTAATCGCATAATCTCTTTCTTGGAAGAACTATGCTTTTTTGTTTATGAAATTCATCATACACTAGGTACCCTAGAAATCCTGCGAGAAGAACTCCAATCACTGTGTCACTCATTGTTACTTATTTAGGCATTTTAAATAGTAAATTACGAAACGAGTTGATGACTTCATCTGGAATGCGTTCGTCCATTGGAATACCCATCAGACAGGCGTAATGAAAATACAAACAGTACATTCCACACTCCGAATCCTTGTATTGATGACGAGTGGTATTGTAGGTCAATTTCATACCCTGCTTATGAACCTTGGTAGCGTCCCATTGTTTCTTCCATCGTCTCATTAAGGTTTTGACTTCGGGTTCTGGATGTTCGGCATAGGAATCAAAATAGGTCATACGAGGATATTCCAGTTCGGGACGAATATCGCAGAATACGGCAATCCAATGCTGACCTGGTCCATCGTGTGGGTCTGTATTTAATACCAACCCAATCTGCTGTTTGCCCTGCTTATAGAGTTCATCAATTTTCATAGCACATACAGTACTTACGATACATTGATTGGTTTCATTCTTCAAATCAAAATCAATCGGCACAACACCGGCACAGAAATAGTCAGGAAACAAATCCATATAGTTCTTTTCAATGGCCTCAATATCATCCGAGGATAGCCATTCATACCGATTCACACTCCATTCTTGCGGGGCTTTGGGTCTTCGTAACAGAGAAGAAATAATACACTCTGCTGAACCAGTATTGCATTTGTCCTGAAGTCTTCTTTTCAAAGAGTGCCATACTTCTTCGGATGAACCCGCAGGAATAGGTGATTCGTGAGGATGTTCAGAGTTGTAGACACTACGAAATCTACTGACTTCGTCTTTATCAAGCCACGCCATTGTAAAAAACGGATATTTAAGAATTAACAGAATGAATGTACACAACAAATGGAAAAACTAAAATCTTTATTAACACACTATATCCAAGTCAACAAGGAACTTACAGAATACCAAGAAGCAGTCACAGCATTGAGAGATGAACGGCGTGCTTGGGAAGGTGATATTGCTGCTCTCTACAATGAACAAAAAGAGTTGCCACCAAAGATTGAGTTAAAAGAATCTAAGATGCTGTTCAAAGTGAAGAAACCAAATGAATGGAAACGAGGATGGACGCTATCAAAGAAAGACCTTGAACGCTATCTCAATGAAATCTTACCCGAGCACGGGCCAGATGTCATGGCTGAAATTATAAAACGACACGAGCCAAAATTGGTTTCAGATGATTATGGATTTGAACTTACTTCCCGTCATCCAGACGAGACTGATGCTCAAGAATAAGTTTATTAAGCTTTTCTTTCATAGTTTTTAGTTGGTCTTCCAACTCTTTTATTTTTTTAAGGTTCGTGGGAGGTGTTAATACATACAACAGCCTTGCTGGAGGGGGTTGTGAATTAACCATCGCGCGAAAAGCCAGAGTATGAATGCGTTTCACCATCAATATGTCCTTGTCTAAGAATATTTTTCTAATGTTTAAGCCTGGTCCTGCGGCAACGACATCAATCCGTAGACAACCAGGAGGAAAACAACGGTATGGAGCAACAATCCGAAGGCAGTGGGGCAGCCACCGTTGGCGACACCCCCAATGATGCTATTCACAAACTTGAACGTGACAGGGTTTGCGATAAGAAAAAACGCAAGAGCAGAATAGAGGGAATACTTGAACTTGAGTCCAGCAGACTTGACGACCATTTTTATTCTATAGCAAAGATAAATGGACTTGAACGTTATTATCCCCGTGCTCTTGTTTATTCTTTTGTCTCCTGGTTTGCTGCTCCGATTACCTCCTGGAGGTTCTAAGTTGGTCGTGACTCTCACTCATGCGGTTGTTTTCGGATTGG